ATCTTGGGTTTGACTTATACAAGAAAGAAAGAGTTAGAGTTGCAGGAGTTGATACTCCAGAAAAAAGGACTCGCGACCTCGAAGAAAAAGAACTGGGTATCGACGCGACTAACTGGCTTAAGGAGAAACTTGAGGGGGCAATAGAAGGCGACGATGAACTTGTAATCAGAACAGAATTGAAAGGTGGAGTTGGTAAGTATGGAAGACTCCTAGGATGGTTATATATTGGGGACGCACTAATGTCCTTAAACGAACAAATGATTGACGAAGGTTATGCCTGGGAATATGATGGTGGAACCAAGCAGAAAAACTTCGATGAACTCCGTGAAATTAGAAGACAAAGAGGGACCATGCTTTGATCTTGACATTCTTGTCAGGGCAGCAACTATAGGTCTTCCTAAATGCGAAGAAATTATTTCTGATTACTCGGAAGTTCATAAAGATGGTGTGTCCATTTTTAATCGTATGTGGACGTGTAGAGGACTTAGAAAGATACATTTAGAAAGAGCAATTACACCAAAGGTAGAGATACTTCACTCTGTGTTTTGGCCAGATCCAGAATACAATTTACCTATCTTTGGAATGGATATTGTAGTTGCAGGTAACAAAGTAACTGCTGCCATTGTAGATATTTCTCCTGTTCATGGAACAGAAGATATCAAAAGATATAGAGAAGTTTCGGAGATAAGCAGTCGCTATAACTTTAGTGGTATTAGACATTTACCCGAATGGGGAGATGTATTTTCACCTTTCTGTAAGTTTCAAAGACTAGAAACAAGTGACGATATATACAAGTTTTATTCTTGCTGTCAAGAATACATAAAGGTATACACTCAAATGGTGAGGGAGTCTGAACACGACTTTGAATGGATTGACATTATGAAGAGATATGATGATCAATTACACTATGTTAATCAACAACGAAAAAACACTAAAACAAAGGCAGTTTTAAGTCAATGGTTTGATAATGATTGGGCAGACACCTATATAGAACAGGTACTATTTGATAAACCAAAGTTATGAGAGAGCAGTTAATCCGTGCACTTATTGCTCATGCACAAGGAGACATCCAAAAGCATAAAGCAAACGTAGAAGTATACCTTACTAATCCTGCAGGTATCGGTGAACACTCTAACATTGTTGAAGCAATCGAACAGGAACTTGATATGATTGCTAAGTATCAAGATCAGATCGACGTTATTAACAAATACTTTAAAACAAACAACAACCCATGATTCACGACGAACAACCAGATTTTGATGAGATGGATGATCATGATTATCATCTGAAACTATATCATCAAGACCTTAGGTTACTGCACGATTGTGTAGAAAAAACCCTAAAGAATTGGGCGGGTGGTCATCCAGGTGAGCAAGAAGCATTATTTGCAATGAAGAATGTTTTATATAAAGGACTTTTGGAACATCAGTTCCATGCACTTGAAGGCGATAGGTAATGGCAGTTAAACAGGAAATTTACTTAGGCAACCCAAATCTTAAAAAGGCAAACGTTTCTACAAACTTTACTAAGAAACAGATTGCTGAGTATTTGAAGTGCGCTGATAATCCTGTTTACTTTATTCGCAAGTATATTAAAATCGTTTCTCTTGATGAAGGTGTCATTCCATTTAGGATGTATGACTTCCAAGAAGAAATGGTAAGTAAGTTTCACGAGAATAGATTTAATATTGCTAAGTTACCAAGACAGTCAGGTAAATCTACTATCGTTACAGCATATCTACTATGGTATGTTCTTTTTAATGACAATGTAAATGTCGCAATCCTCGCAAACAAAGCAGCAACTGCAAGAGAGATGTTGGGACGCCTACAGTTATCTTACGAAAACCTTCCTAAATGGTTGCAACAAGGTATATTGGGGTGGAACAAGGGATCCTTGGAGTTGGAGAACGGGAGTAAGATTCTGGCTGCAAGTACTAGTGCTTCTGCTGTTCGCGGTATGTCCTTTAACGTTATTTTTCTGGACGAATTCGCGTTCGTTCCGAATCATATTGCTGACCAGTTCTTTAGTTCTGTATATCCTACTATCTCATCTGGTAAATCTACCAAGGTTATCATCATTTCTACCCCTCACGGGATGAACATGTTCTACAAGTTGTGGCATGATGCGGAACGTGAGCAAAATGAATACGTTCCTACTGAGGTTCATTGGTCACAAGTTCCTGGAAGAGATGAGGTTTGGAAAGAACAAACTATTAAGAACACATCTGAAGCACAGTTCAAAGTTGAGTTTGAATGTGAGTTCTTAGGATCTGTTGATACATTGATTAGTCCTAGTAAACTTAGAACTATGGCATATCATGATCCTATCAAAGAGAATAGAGGTCTCGCACTGTTTGAAACTACTCAAGAAGGACATGATTACATAGTAACTGTGGACGTATCTCGTGGAGTAGGACATGACTATTCAGCATTCACAGTGTTTGATACGACAGAACTACCATATAGAATGGTTGCTAGATATAAGAACAATGAAGTAAAACCAATCGTCTTACCAAATATTGTGGTGGACGTAGCAAAGAATTTTAATAACGCATACATCTTATGCGAAGTAAATGATATTGGTGGTCAGGTTGCGGATATTATTCAATATGATTTGGAGTATGAGAACTTACTCATGGCATCTATGCGTGGTAGAGCAGGGCAACAACTAGGACAAGGATTCTCTGGTAAGAAGACTCAACTAGGTATTAAGATGTCAACTGCCACAAAGCAAGTTGGATGTTCTAACTTAAAAGCATTAATCGAAGAAGATAAATTAGTCATTCCAGACTATGACACCATTGCAGAACTAACTACCTTTATTGCAAAGGGTCAAACATTCCAAGCGGAAGATGGTTGCAACGATGACCTAGCAATGTGTTTGGTTATATTCTCATGGATGGCAATGCAACCTTATTTCAAAGAGATGCATGATAATGACGTGCGTGCGCGGATCTATGCAGATCAAAGAGACGCTATCGAACAAGATATGGCACCGTTTGGGTTCGTTTCTGATGGCATGGAGGATGAGTACTTTGCAGATGCTCAGGGCGATGTCTGGAAAGTCGCGGAGTATGGGGATAAATCGTACATGTGGGAGTTTAGATAGAGTTTCATTTTTATAAATAATCCTAGACAACCCGATGCACGGACCTAAATCTAGGAGTTTTAAACAATGGCAGCAAATCAATCCTCACCTGGAGTTGTAGTCCAGGAAAGAGATCTGACAACTATTACAACCTTATCTACCGCGAATGTCGGTGTGATCGCAGCACCTTTTGAGTTAGGTCCTGTTGAAGAAGTACTTGAAGTTGGTTCTGAAAGAGAACTTGTATCACTGTTCGGTGAACCAAATGACTATAACTATGAGTACTGGTATACTGCAGCACAGTTCTTATCATACGGTGGAGTTCTTAAAACCATCCGTGCTGATAGCGATACTTTAAAGAACGCAGTTGACAGTGGTACTGCACCTAAAATTAAGAATTTACAAGACTACGAAACTACATACGAAAGCGCAAGTAACACCTGGAACTGGGCAGCAAGAACTCCTGGCACAAAGGGTAACTCTATCGGTATCTTCGTAACTGACTCTGGTGCTGACCAGATCGCAGTTCTTCCTGCTCCTGGATCAGGTAACGATCACGAGTTCGTTTCTGGTGAAGCACTTAGCGTTTCTGCTACTGGTGCAGCAGGTAAAGTTTTCAAGTATAGCATCGTCCTTACTGTTGGTTCTGTTGTTGGAGACTTCGTTCCTGGAACTACAACTACTATCAGTATTTCTGGTTCTGCTCAAACTGTGACTCTGCTTTCTTATGACGCAGGTAACGGAAAGATTGAAATCGGAATGCCTTCTGGTGGTATCACTGGTATCATTGCTGATGGTCAAACTATTACTCAGGGTTCTAACACTGCAGTAATCGAAACTTCTGGTATCGAAAGAAGACTCTACATCGTAAAAGATAAGGGATCTGTTGATTTCGCTGCAACTGATAGCGTTGCTGACACTAACTCCACTGCTGTTGCTATCTCTTCTGTAAGAGTTGAGTATGATGAGCGTGAGTATCTTCCTGGTCAGAAATGGGTTGAAGTTGCTCCTAGACCTTTAACTTCTTCTTACACTACTGCCAATGGTGGATTCAGAGATGAAATGCACATCTTGGTGACTGACGTTGATGGTAAGATTACTGGCAACCCAGGAACTGTTCTTGAAAGATACATCGGTGTTTCTAAAGCATCTGATGGTAAGTCTTCTCTTGGAGAGACTAACTACTACGTTGAAGTTATCAAGCAGAAATCTGCTTATGTCTTCTGGGGTGAGCACGAGAGTGGTTTATTCGCTGCTACTGCTTCTGCTTCTGCAGGTAACTGGGGACAGACTGCTGCTGACAGACAGTTCAACTTACTTCGCTCAACTGCAGGTACTGTAAACTATCCTACTGGAGTTGTTACTCTCGGATCTGATGAGAACGCTACATTCTACTATCGTCTCGGAAGTGGTGCTGACTATGCACTTTCTGGTGGTGAGTATACTATTACTTCAGCTGGTCTTGCAACTGCATATGGATTGGTGGATGACCCAGAATCACAAGTCATCGACTTCATCTTAGCAGGTCCTTCTGGTGCAACCGACTCTGCTGCTGTTTCTAAAATTGCTTCTCTTGTAACCATTGTTGAAGAAAGAAGAGACTGCATCGTATTCGTTTCTCCTCGTAGAGCAAACGTGATTGGCGTTAGCAGTGCAGCAGTTCAAACTACTAACATCATTAACTTCTTCGATCAATTACCTAGTTCTTCTTACATGGTATTTGATTCTGGATACAAGTACATCTACGATAAGTACAACGACGTATACAGATACGTTCCTTGTAACG